TCTCGCTGTAAATTGGCCATTTCAGCATTGAAAACCTTAAATGGATCAGGCGGCGGCGGCTTTAGATTATTCAATTCAGCCATGGCTTTAATGATTACATCGGTCGTAATTTTCCCATCGGCACCCAATTGCTTGATTTCACCAACTGTAACGCCCATCACTTTTGCTACGGCTTGACCAACCGCCGGTAGCCTTTCCATTACAGATCTCAATTCATCGCCTTGCAATTTGCCAGAACCAAGGGCTTGGCTTAGTTGCAGCATTACTCCATCGGTATCTGCAGCAGTCAAATTCATGGCAGCTGCTGCTTTATTTACACCATTAAAAACAGTGCCAATATCATTAAGAGCAACGCCGGCTGGTCGCAATCTGCCATACAAATCTGCAATGGCAGTTTGCGCCTGCGTATTGCTCAGGCCAAATTGCTTTGCTGCATTTGCAGCCAATCCCATGACCCGGGAAGTTTCGCCAAGTGGCCCAGCAAGATTGGCAATACGTTTTTCAATTCTTTGGCCTTCCAATCCCGCTTCGCCCAGTGATTTGGCCAATTGCCCAATCCCAGCAGAGGCAATCGCGCCAGTCAAACCAGCTAGCGCAGTTTTCAATCCACTAAAACCAGTCTGTGCTTTTTTTGATTCTTCTGCGCTGCGACCCAGGGCTTTATTAAGACCGTCTATTTGATTCAGGCCGTCAACTTTTGCCCTGATCGTCAGGGCTGTTGTCATGTCAAGGGCCATGGTTACTTGCTGCGCTTGTTCATGCCTGCAATCACTGTAGCTTCAATGATCTGCAAGTCAGCCAACACCTCTGCCGGTTTTTCAGTTCCATACAAATCAAAGATCCAACGCACGGCGCCATAGTCCAACCCAATTAGCGTCCCAGAGTCGGCACGCCATTGGGTTTGAATTTTTAGGAACACCGAGACAGCTGGCCAGTTTTCAGCTGACACCTCAAAATTCTTGGCTCTCTTGCTAGGTGGTGGGTCAATGCCAAGCACTGCCGCATCCTTAGCCGTATCGTCGATCTCCATGCCACCAAGCCAGTGCTCAGCGGCGCCAATTAGTTTTTTTGCTTTTGCTCCGCCAGCGACTCAAAGTATGTCGTGATCAATGCGCCAGCAAGCATCGGGACCTCTAGCAACTGGGCCTTGGCTGCCTTGCTATATGGCACGGCTTCACCGTCACCATCAACAATGCCGTCCCATCCAACCAAGATCTCATCAGCGATGCTTACGTCGCTGATTTCATCAGCAGGCTGCTCATTGCGTTCAACCGCCTTGATCCGTTTTTGGACCTCTTCCTGAATCTCGTTGATCCGGCTTTGAGGCAGGCGCTTAAATTCAGCGTCAAACGTCTGGCGTTCTCGCTTGCCACCGTTGGCCGGCAGCTTGATGCTTACCGGCCAGGTGTAGGAGTCCGACTGCTTTAGGACAAATGCCACGCTTTAGGTGTAGACCAATTCCAGCTCATCATTGCCCGAATCGGTCGGAGTGGCAATGTATGGCAGCGTAAGCATCTGGATTCCATCTTCGTCGCTATAGGACGGGTTGCCCAGATCAATCTGGCCGGCCGTGAACGTGACGATGTTGCCAGCAGTCTGGCCATGCTGGAAGGTCAGGTTGCCCGTGCTGCTGCCGGTGGCATCGTTAAAGAAGTTATGCGTGGCCATCGTCACGGCCTCGATCATCACCTCACCAGCAGGCGCCCGGTTGGTTACCAGCACCTGCTTGGTGCAACCGACCAATTCGCGGTAGACGATTTCGTTAGCCATTTCAAGGCTGAAGCTCTGCAGGCAACCTGCATAGCTGAAGACTTGGAAACCAGTGGTGTTGCCGTTTTTGAACACCACCGGATCAGCTTGATTTGCGTAAGTAGGACTGCCCAATGCGGAGTCAGAAGGCGCGATGTAAATGCCGGTGAACTCAAAGGCAATGGTGGGAATTTCACCCACTGCGCAGTTCAACGTAAAACTGCCGCGGCAGCCGGTGGCCTTATGCAGCACGCCATCGTTATTGAAATAGATGGTGACAGATCCGGGCGAGGTGTCGCTATTGGGCGCATAGGTCACGCTTGTGCTTGCAACCACGGTCTCAGTCATGGCGCACGCCTCAAGCAGTGGGCCATAGGCGGGTGCAGTACCAGCAGCGCCAGAACCTGCCAGCTCAACCTCAAAGTTGATCAATACCCTGGTTTGCGCCAACAGCTGCTCGGATTGTCCGAGATACGGCCTGATCAGCTCGCGATTAACCGTGTCAGCCTCAAGCGGCGTCACCTCGATATTGCGCACCAAAATGGCATTGCTGCCGGCGGTTGGTGTTGGATCAACACCGTAGGTAACTTCGGCTTCAGCCAGCAGCAACTGGCGGCGAGATAGCAACGGCATGGCTTGACCTGACGGTAATCAGTCTTTTTTCAATAGTAGCCGGATCAACTAGAAGTCAGATCCGTCACTGAAGTGCGATACCTCACCAAATAATCGCAAGCAATAACACCAGCAGGCTGGTCGGCCTCGACTAGATCAAAGCTGACTCCTTGCGGTTGTATGTCAATCGCATAGCCACCAAGCGTCAGGTCGGCCATCAGCTTGCTGTGCAGGCTTTCAACCGTCGCATCAGCTTGCTGATCTGGCACGTCACCACGCACAATCACAGCCACCCGAACCGTCAGGCTCCAATCCAAAGTCGGCAGACTGGTGTTTTGTTGTGCATTGTCGTTGACGGGTTCAATGACGATGGCAGGACTTTCTTGCCTAGCCAACGCCTGCACACGGCTGCGCCAAATGCGAGTGCCGACGCCAGTTGTACCCGCCAGCGTGGTTTTAATCGCGGCCAAAATTGACTCGCGTTTGGTTGTCATGCCTTCACCTCAATAGCTGAAATCCGCCCACGCTGAAACTGAATGGTTGTGGTGTCGTTGATGTTTGCAACATACAGCGCAACCTCATCACCATCAGCCAACTCAACCATCCAGAAGCAAAAGAGCTTTGCAATTTGGCCAGTTGAACCAGAAAAGGCACGGCACTCTGATTGATCAATGCCAGTGCCATTTTTGGCGAGCTTGATTCCGAGCGTATGGTTGTTGCCTGCATAGGCATCCATGCTGGCCTGCACCATGAACAGCTTGGTTGCGCCGCTGTCGTTCTTCAGGGCAAACGTGTCGCTAGTACCAAGCGTCACCTGGTAGTCAGTAGCGGTGTCAAACGTCGCAGTCAGACCAGTGCTTTGGTAGGTGCCGGCCGCGGCAATCGCAACTGTGCCGCTAGTTGTCTTGCTTGCTTGGCCGCGTGCCAACACGCCTTCGATGTAATAGCTAAGGCTGGCCCAAGCGGTAGAGCCATCCCCGACCTTGAATCGGCGCGTATCTGTCTCAACGCCCATCTCGCCAGCCAGCAAAACCGGGTTGGCGCTAGTCCAGTTGGCTTGCGTATCACGCCGCAGCCGAATCCTTGCTGTGCTGCTCATGCGCTGCCGCCATCAACAGTGTTTCCATCAAGGTAGCTACTGCTGGCCGTTCCGCCGTCTAGTTCAGGATCCAGCTGAGCAATACCCAAGCTGTCAACAGAATCATCGCTGTCCCCAGCATCTAAAGGAGTGGTGGCTGTACTGACGCTAGTTGCAACGCTGCGCTGCAATGCTATTTGACAGAAAATGCCGTCATCCTGCAGCTGCACCTCTCGCACGGTATAAAGCGCACCATTCACATTCATTTCAGAGCCATAAAGCAGATCACCAAAATCTGCTGCCTTGGCCGTCAATGTGTAATCAGTGGTCAGTACCATGCCATCACTGATCACTTGACTGGACATGTCCAGAATCCCTTTGGCTGTCACGCTGCCAGCAACGCAATCAACGCCAAAGTCAGCCAGATAGGTATCGGGCAGATCAGTCAGCGCCATTGGTTTTCACCTTGCGTTGCACAGGCTTTGGCTTGGCAACCTCGGCAGGCGCCTCAATAGCGCGACCAATGCGCAGCAATTCAGCAGCCACATCGCTGTCTAGTTCGTAGACCTTGCCAGCCTCAAGATGTTGACCCTTGGCGGCGCAATCGCGATTAAGCAGGACCTTCATTAGAAAAAAAGGGGGCCGGTTGCCCGGCCCCGTCTCCTATCAGGTGGTGATGTCAAGGATGGCAGCGAAGCTCTCAGCGTGGCGCACTGCAACGTCATAAGAGACGATGCCGCGAACGCTGGTCAGAGCCTTGCTGAAATCATCGGCGTCTTCGCCCACGGTGATCTCGAGGCCGTTGCCCCAGAAGCCAACCATGGCCTGAGAGAAATCACCCATCAGCAGAGCGGAGCAAACGCCGCTGCTGCTGCCCTTGGTCAGGTTGCTGGGAACCTGGTTGGTCACGGCGATGCCGTAGCCGTTCAGGGTGCCAGGGGTTGCACCGCGGCCGATGGCCTGCAGGTCGGCGTTATAGAGGAAGCTGCCGTCGCCGGTGGTGGAACCACCTGCGCGGAGTTTCTTCAGAGCGCCCATCACCTTGGCGTTGGTGACATAAGCAACGGAATCGCGGTTGACGGCGCCGTTGTCGATCATCACTTCGGTCTCAAGGTCCACCACTTTTTCAAGGGTGATGGCACCACCGTTGGTGCCGATGGCCACCGAGCCGATGCCGGAGGTCTGCATGATGCCGGTGGGCTGACCGGAAGAGCCGGAGCCATTCAGGATGCCCAGATCGATGCCGAGGTTGATGCCATCAGTCAGGTCACGGCGCACCAGCTCCTCAATACCAGGAGTGCCCTGTAGCAGGGTCTGGCGGGAATACTTGCTGAGAGCAGCAAGATTCTTGGGAGTCATGGTCACCTGGTCAAAGGTGGACTCCGCTTGAGTGATCGCGGTGGTTTGCGTCGAGAGGTAGTAGGTGGAAGCAACGCCAGAACGGCGGGGGATTGCCACGTTGCCAACCAGACC